CCCTGCTTGCGGGGCAGCCAGACGTCGAGGTTGAAGACGGCGTCCTGCACCAGCTGCAGGGACACGCGGGTCATCTTCGACGTGTAGGTGTACCCGCCGAGGGTGGCGGTCGAGAAGGAGAAGTCCTGCTCGGTGACCTGGGTGTTCTCGTCGAGGATGGCGCCCTTGTTGCTGGTGTCGTCGTTCAGCGGCCACCGCAGCGTGTTGCCGGTGGCGGTGTTGATGATCTCGGCGACGCTGAGGATGCCGCCGTAGGCCTTCATGGCCTCCTGCATGCGCGTCAGGAACGTCTCGGGGACGAGGAACCCGCCGGCGGCGCCGACGGCCTCACCCTGGGCGCGGACCTCCCGGTCGTCGGAGCGGCCGCGCTCGAGCAGCGCCTGCTGCTCCGCGTTCAGTCGCCCCTGGCCGCTCCGCAGGAAGCTGGAGAAGGCGTCCCGGTACTCGGCCTCGGGGTCGCGCTCCTTGCGCTTCTGGAGCTCCTGCTCGTCGTCGGTGCGCGGCTTCGTGGAGCGCTGGTCGTCGGCGAACGAGTCCACGGTGCGGCCGAGGCGCTCGGCGCGCTCCTCGGTCTCGATGTCCGTGCTGAGGCGCTCGACCTCGTCGAGGGCCTTGCGGTAGGCGGTGTCCTCGTCCGCGTTGAAGTCGCGGGTCTCGGCCTCCGCGCGGGCGCGGATGTCCTGCGAGGACTTCCAGGCGGTGGCCCGAGCCTCGAGGAGGCGCTTGAGTCGGTCGTTCATGGTGTCCTCCAGGGGACGTCAGGGGTGAGGTGGGGCGGGGGCCCAGCTACTGGCGGGGAAGCCGGAAGCGGGCTGCCAGCTCCGCCTCGCGGCGCCGGCGGTGTTCGGCCGCGCGAGCGGCGGCCCGGTCCCCACCGCGCGCGGTGGGTGCTTCAGCGGGCCGCCCGCGGGCGGCCCGGACGTCGGACACCATCTCCCGCAGACCAGCGGTGGTGTCCTCGTAGGCGGGGAAGGTCACGGCGGAGACCTCGGGCACCTGGATCTGCACGAGGGTGCGCAGCTCGACGGTCGCCGAGCTGGTGCGTCCCTGGTCGTCGGTGACCTCGACCTCGATCTCCTCCCACTCGTCCTTGTCGACGCGGAAGCCGAAGCTCATGCCCGTGATGCGGCGCTTCTCGAGGTTCCTGACGAGGTCGCGGACGTAGGAGACCTCGGTGTCAAGGTCGGCGTCGACGGCCAGGCCAGTGCCGTCGGACGTCAAGCGGAGGTCGCCGGCGCTGGCGCGGGCCACGACCATGCGAGAGTCGTGGTCGACGAGGAAGCGGGGGTCGCCGGCCTCGATGCTGCGGTCGAAGGCGCCCGGAGCGATCTGCTCGTAGAAGCCCCACCGCAGGGGGTCGCCGATGGCCGTGCGGGAGTTGTAGACCGCGGCGTAGCCGGAGAAGCGCGGAGCGGCGTCACCCTCAGCCCGGATGAGGTGGGTGTCGGTCTCGGCCAACGGCCGAGTGCGCAGCTCAAGGTCGCTGCCCGAGGACTCACGCTTCGGCATCGTCGCCTCCTGACGGGTCGGTGGTGGACTGGGCGTCGGCGGAGGTGTTGTGCGGCAGGTATGGCTCGTCGCCCCACTCGACGGGCTGGAGGTCCTCGAGGGCCCGGACCTCGTTGGGCACCATCCAGCCGTTGACGATGGCGGAGGAGTAGAAGGCTGCACGGCCGGCAGAGTCGCCGCGGAGCAGGCCCTCGACCTTGAACTTGACCTGGTCGGTCCTGGGGTCGCACAGCTCGCGCGCGACCCGCTGCTCGATGCGCTGCATGTAGCCCTGCAGTGTGATCTGCACGAAGGTGCGCCACTGCTGCTCCATGCCGGTACCCCACGACGTGGACTTCTCCTGGTCGTTGATCATCCAGCCGGGGATGCCGAACAGTCGGGCGATCTCGGTGGTGGAGAACTTCCTCGTCTCGAGGAACTGCGCGTCGGACGGGGACATCGAGAGCTTCTCGAACTTCGCGCCCTTGTCGAGGACGGCGACGTCGTAGGCGGAGTCGATGCCGGTCAGCTTCGCCCGCCAGCGGTCCTTGAGGATGCTCGCCTTCTCCTGCGAGAGGTCCTCGGCCGTGGAGAGGAAGCCCGACAGGAGCATGCCCTGGTCGTAGAACTTGTTCGCCATGCGCTCGGCCGAGGAGGCCAGGGAGAAGGTCTGGCGCAGGTGGGTGATGACGGAAATGCCCATCACTCCGTCGAGGCTGATACCGGGGATGTGCATGACGTCGTGCTCGGTCAGCGGGTCGTTGATGCGCCCGTCGATGACGAAGAGCTTCGCGAACGGCACGCCGACCTCGGTGGCGTCGACGACCTTGACCGTCACCCGGCTGGGGTGGATCGGCTGCAGGGCGAGGACACGACCGTCGCGGGTACGCATCTTCCGCAGGAAGGCATTGCCCTGCAGAACGATGTGGGCGACCGTGGTCTCCCACATCTCGAAGGGGGTCGTCCCGCCACGCTCAGAGCTGAGCGCCGGCACATCGATGACGGTCTTGTCCGACTTGCGGCGCACCTGCACGGGGCAGCCGGCCACGGACTGGGCGATGATCTGCACGCACCGGTAGGCGGCGCCGATCTTGGTGGGCTGACCCGTCGTCGCCGACCACAGCGTGCCCGGGTCGGTGACCTCGGACAGCAGCCGCTGGCCGGTGATGGCGGTCGAGGGGTTCTCCAGTGACGCCTCGCGCCGACTCATGCCGGCGAGCGCGCTGAGGGCCCTCACGAGTCACGCTCCGCCGCGGCCGGGCGCGCTTCGGCCGCGCGGCCGCGCTCGTCGAGGACGGCGAAGGCCAGGAGGGCCAGCCCGGCTGCGACGAGCGCCCACCAGAGACCGGCGAGGCCGGCGACGGCAACGACCAGGAGGGCGACGCCGAGGACCGCGGCGATGGCTGCGAGCATGTCCGTCCTCCTCACCAGATGTTGGGTCCGTCGTCGATCCCGTTGTCGTGCCACCAGGCGGCGCGCTCGAGGGTGAAGACGGCGGTCACGGCCCCGTCGATGCGCTTGGGCGAGTCGGGGGCCTCCTTGACGATGCGAGCGAACCCGCGCGAGGTCGGCTTCGGTGTGGCGTTGGCGACGTGCCGCGCCAGGCGCGGGTCGCCGTCGTGGCTGAAGCCGCGCTCGAGCGCCGCCTCGTAGAAGCGCTGCGTGGCGTGGCCCATCCGCTCGGGGGACTGGGGGAAGACCTCGACGGGCAGGTCCTCGTCCTCGAGCTCCTCGCGGGCGTCCTGCCACATGTAGTCGTCCCAGGGCAGCTCGGGCACGTCCCAGCGGGCCGCGCCCGCGCGGATGGTCTCCAGGACCTCGCGGCGGGGAACTCGCCACTTCGGGTCGTTGGGGTCCTTCTCCCACATGCCGGCCACGAAGATGTGTGGCTTCTCCTCGACGGTGACGCCGATGAGCGCGGTGGAGTCTCCGCTCTTGGAGCCGTCGAAGCCGAGCAGCACGCGGGTGCCGTCAGGCGGTCCGCCCGGGTAGCGGGATGGGTCGGCCAGGCCGTCCCAGACGCCGCCGGGGAGCCACGTCTTGGAGGTGGCGACCCACTGGTTGCAGCGCTTGGTGCGGAACTCGTTCTCCGGGGTGCGGCGCACGACGGAGAGGAAGTCGGCCTCGGAGACGAGGTCGTTGTAGCCCGGGTTCGCCTCGCGCCACGTCTTGGGCTCGTCGTGCGGAGCGTCGGCGCCGTCTTGCGGCTCCCACCAGGCCATGAAGAAGGTCGGGTCGTCGAGCTCGCCGCGGGCGATCTTGACGCCGTACTGGTACATGCCGTAGCAGAGGGAGTCGTTGCCCGTGCGGTCCGTGCGGACGCCGGCGGTGGTGATGCCGACCATCAGGGGCTCGACGCGGGCGCCCATCGCCAGCTGCATGACGTCCCACAGCTCGCGCGTGGGCTGGGCGTGCACCTCGTCGAACATGACGAGGTGGGGGTTGAGGCCCTCCTTCGTGAAGGACTCCGCCGACAGGGCGCGGTAGGTGGTTCCGGTGGCGGGGACCTCGAGCACGTTGCGGTAGACCTTGATGGCCTTCGACAGGTGCTCGTCGGTCTCGACCATCCGCTTGGCGGACTCGAAGACGATGCCGGCCTGGTCGCGGGTTGCGGCGCAGGAGTAGACCTCGCCGCCGCCGGGGCCGAGCAGCATGCCGCCGATGGCCATGCCCGAGCCGAGACCGGACTTGCCGTTCTTGCGGCCGATGCCGATGAGGGCGGTGCGGTGCCGGAAGCGGCCGGCCGCGTTGCGCGCGTAGACGTGGCGCAGGACCTGGCGCTGCCACGGGCGGACGGCCATGAGCTGCCCGGCGGGGCCCGCGATGGAGTCCTTCGTGATGCGGCACGTCGCGCCGATCAGGCGCTCGTACAGCTCGCCGTCGCCGCGGCGAAGGTCCGCGGGAGGGACGGGTGTGAGCCAGCGTGGCGGCCAGCCGCCTCGCGCCGGCGGTCGTCGCCTCGCCTTAGGGGCGGGTGCGTCGACCACGGTCGTCATCCGGTGCGCCGCCCAGCGGCGTCCTTGAGGATCTGGTCGAGCGGGGAGGAGCCGGACTGCTTGACCTCGCCGACGCCGAGCGCGCCGCGCGCGGACGGCGTGAGGCCGCAGTGGGTCTCCATCTTGAGGATCTCCGCGTCCTGCATCCGCAGCTTGTCGATCAGCGGGTTCGGGACCTGCTGGCCCATCGAGCCCGTGATGAAGAACCCGGTGTCGGCGAGGGCCTGGCGCATCCCGTCGCGCATGTTCTCCGCCTCGCAGAGGCGGACGAGGATGTGCCAGTCCGTCCCGGCCGCCAACCACTGGCCCGCCTCACGCCAGATCCGCTCCCAGCGCACCGCGCCGGGGGTGTCGTCCGGGATGGACGCGGGGCGCTGCGGGGCCGAGTCGCCCGTCCCGGGGAGCCCGACGACGTTCGTGGCCGGCGGGTCGGGGAGCTTGCGGCCGCCGGAGTCGCGCCCGGGACGAGCACCCCTCAGCCGGCGCTGCTCGATCGGCGCCTTCGGCGGTCCCGGCATCGGAACCACCTCCCGTGCGTCGGTTGATCATGGAAAGGGGCCCGGCCCGGAAAATCGGGCTGGAACCTGAGCGCGTGTGCGAAACCCTGGCGCGGGTCAGGGGGCCGGGGTGCCCCTGGACTTCGACCCCGCCCCCCGGTCCTTGATCACGTCGGGGTCGAGCTGGCCGCGGCGTCCGCCATGGGCGACGACAGCGCCACGAGGGCGCGCAGCTCGGCCTGCTCGGCCTCGTTGAAGTGGCTCAGGTTCTCCAAGCCGACGAAGTGCCAGCCGTAGGTGCCACGAGCGGCGGCGACCCGGCCGGGCGTCACCACGACGACCGCGCTCGGCGGGAGGCCCAGGTCGCGGCAGATGTACCGAGCCTGAGTGCGGCCTGCAGCCACGACGACGGTCTGGCTCACGGTGTCCTCCGGTTCGTGGCTCGGTTGCACTGCCGGGCGTGTTCGGGCTCTGAGGGCGCCGTGCGGTCTTCCCAGTGCCCGAGGTCCCACTGCTCGTGCGGCTCGATCGGAACGCCGCACCGTCGACACGGCGGCCGCTCCCCATCGGCGATGCGCTGAGCCCACGCGCGTCGTGCTCGCTGATGCTCAGCGCCGTAGCCGCGCGCGCTCGTCGTGCCGCGGCCTCGCTGACATGCGCTGCAGTGCTGCGTGCCAGGCCTGCCGCATCCACGGCAGGGCATCAGGTTGAGCGGGCGCGGGCTCGCAGGTTCGTGCGCCTGTCGCGCACGCGACGCAGCCGGGCGCAGGTGTCAGGCGCGTAGGCCATGGCCGGCGGGTAGTCGATGAGGGCGTTGACCTGCTGCCAGGCGCGCGTGCTGCTGCCGAAGCGGTCGTGCATGACGTGCGCGGTGCTGGCCTCAGCGAGGGAGGGAAGGGCGCCGACCACGTCGAGGAGGTCCCGGTCCAACTGGGTGAGCACTGGGGTGACCTCCTGGGGAAGAGGTGGGTCGGGTGGCCAGCGCTTCTACCCCTGATGTGGGGGGAGCAGCTGGCCACCCGACCGTCCTGGAGGGACAGCTCCGCCCCGGACTGGTCACACCTTAGCAGCTACCGGCGTAGGCGCTAGTGGTGATCGTGACTCGGCGTGGCGGTTGGCGCTCGCTGCGTTCCACGTGGGCCTGGGCCAGCAGCAGCGCCGCGGCCGCCGAGTAGAGCGGGCGGCGGCGTTCGTCCCGGTGCCCGAGCGGTGTCAGGACTCCCCGCGACGCCCACTTCCTCACGAGGTCGTGGGAGATCAGCACGTCCAGCGCCCGGGTCAGGTACGTGCTGAGCTGCACCGCGGTCAGCTCGTCGGGCAGTTCATCGCCCATGCGCTGCAGCCAGCCCTGCACGTCGTCACGGGTCCCGCACGACGGGCAGTCCGTGGTGAGCGCGCCCTTCGGCCAGTAGAGCCGGGCACCGCACGGCGTGCCGACGTCCTCGCCGACCGGGCAGCGGCCGATGTAGAGCGCGTCCGGGCGGTCGGGGTGCGCCACCGCGTCCAGGTCCTTCGCTGCCTCGGTCAGCTCGAGCGCAGCGACGGGGCCTAGGTCTTGCTCCGCCATCCAGGCCGCCTGCTCGGCGAGCCAGGTCGCCATGCCCAGCACGGCCACCTCACCGAGACGGACCGGGCACACGCCTCGCTCGTCGCTGACGAACACGCACCAGGCGCTCAGGACCGCCGCGGCGTGCCGGCGGCAGTCGAAGGCACCGTCCGGTAGCGGCGCTCGCGACCCGGGCTTCCCGCCGCCGCCACCACCACCGGGCGCGCGCGGCGGGTCGAGCGTCTCGTCCCAGACCTCGCCGATGGTGGCGAGCGCCTGGGTGATGCGGATCTGGGTTTCGACGGTCACGTGTCCCTCTTCCAGGTGGTGCGGGCGATGCGGAGAAGCCAGCGGCCGAAGCGGCTGTCCTCGAGGTCCTGGGCGGAGCGGGAGCGGATCAGAACCCAGCCCTCCATCAGCTGCCGTCCTCGTCGACGTGGCCGTCGTGGATGGCGCTCACGTCGTTCAGCGAGCGCGTGGGGTGCTGCACCGCCCGGTAGCCGGGTCGGGCCTCGTCGAGGTCGGCGGTGAGCCGCATGACCTGCTCCTGCAGCTCGCGCAGCCGCTCCTCGTGCCTGCCGTAGACGCACGTCCCCATCTGCTGCGAGGCCGCGACCATCCCTTGCACGCGCTGCTCACGCTCCTCCAGCGAGGCGGCGTTCCACCGGGCAGCGAACTCCCCAGCGTTCGCCGGGTACGCCCAGGAGGCACCCTCCAATGTCGCGCCAGCCAGCTCTCTTGGCACGCCCCAGCCCTTGCAGTGCCCGCAGTCGGTCGTGCAGGTCTCGTCGCACTGGTCGTAGCGACTCACTGGGGCACCGCCCCGGCGTCGAACAGGACGGTGGCGCCAGCGAGCTCCGAGTCTCCCCAGTAGGCGTCGGAGTTGCCCTTGGGCTTGGCCCAGACGTAGCCGGTCTCGGACTCGACGCGCATCAGAAGCTCCCCGTGATAGCTCACGACGCTGCCGGGCGTGGTGGGCAGCGGGTCGTTGAGCTGCTCCAGGTCGCCCGCTAGGAGCGGCATCGTGGTCAAGCAGTAGCTGTTGGAGATCCGCAGCGTCCACCCGTCCTCCGCGATGCCCTCGACGGTGTATCGGTACCTCTTGCCGGTCTCCATCTCGTCCGTGGCGTTCATCGCATTGCCTCCTCGATGCAGCGGTGCAGGGGCCAGTCCGGGTGGGTCATGGCGAGGCGCGCAGCAGCGCGGCTGATCTTCAAGCGGTCCTCCTGGTGAGGTGTTCGGCGTGGAGCGCGGCCAGGGCGGCCAGCGCGCTGTCAGGGGCGGGCGTGGAGTTGCCGTCGTCGTCGAGCAGGACCCACTCCCCGCCCAGCGGCGTGGTGCGCCACACGGGGACGTCGGTGGGGTCGTCGAACTGGGTGACGCGCCAGCCGAGGAACGTGGCCTCGGCCGGGTGGGACTCCGTCCAGCCGTGGCATCCGTGGACGCCACTGCCACAGAGGAGGAGCCCGTTGGCGGGGGAGCGGGTCGAGTCCCGCGAGCTTCCGCCCATGCCTCGGGCACGCCTGTGCTGGATGGTCGGCTCCTCCATGGAGCCGCACCCGGCACACCACGTGTCGCGGGTGAGGATCACGTTGCGGACCCGGGCGGGGAAGGCGCCGCTCACGCTGCGGTCCGTTTCAGGTGTCGGCGTCGGATCATCGCGACCGCGTCGCGCGTGTTGAAGCCGAGCCGGGTAGCGATCTCGACGTCGTTGTAGCCAGCCCGGTGGAGCTCAGCGACCTGCTCGATGACCATCGAGTCCGTGCGGGGCGGCCCCGTCGGCTCCAGGCCCTCGGGGTGCGCTGCGGGGTTGTCGATGGCGTCGTCGTCCCACGCGGCCGGCGGCGCCCACCCCTCCTTGCGGGCGATGAAGGCCGCCCGCCGCGACCCGCCCCGCTGGTGCTGGTTCTCCAGGTGCTCGTAGACGTCAGCGACGGCGTTGCGCGTCGCCACCGACACCAGGCGGCGAGCGCCGTTGCGTGCGCCGGACAGGGACATGAGTGGGACCCCGGTGCGCTCGCTGATGGTCTCCAGCGCCCACCCGTTCCAGGCGAGGGCCTGCAGTCGGCGGCGGGTGCCCGCGGCGTCCATGCGGCCCGTCGTGGGCCGCTGGGCGCCCAGGACCGCGGCGACGGTGTGGCCCTGCAGGAAGCGCACCCCCTTCCTGATGCGCGCGACCTGCGCCTGCGCGGCGTACATCGACAGGCCGGTCGCCGAAGCGATCGCGGACGGCTCCCAGCCCATGTCGAGCCACCAGAGGAACCGAGCCATGGCCGCCTCGCGGTCGGGCAGCTGCAGCCGACCGAAGCGGTACAGCTTGTGCTCGCGGCACCGGCGGACCCGGCAGTCAGGACAGCGGCAAGCCGTCCACGTCGAACCGGGCTTCCGCACGCACCGCTGTGCGCCGTTCTCCGGGCCCAAGACGTCCTCGCGCGGCTCCACGCCCGCGGCGAGCGCCGTGGCGGCTCCTGCGGCGCTCACAGGTCCGCTCCGGTGGTGAGGACGGTGACGGGTCCGTAGTTGCCGGCCACCCGGGTCCAGGATTCCGTGTCGTCGCTGTCGCCGAGGCGGGTCCAGGAGCGGCCCTCACCGTCGAAGCGGAGCCACACGCCGTCGTCCTGGGTGACGACCACGGTGCCGACGGTGGGCTCGGAGTCGTTCGAGGTCAGCTTGGTCCCGGGCACCAGCTGGTCGGCGTACTCCCACAGCCAGGTGTCGCCGTCCCAGTCGAGGGTGACGGCGCCGTTACGGACGGGCTCGTTCTCCGTGCAGATCGGGCCGCACTCCGCGACGCTGATGGCGTTGGCCCACCACCCGACGGCGAGGCAGTCGACCACCTCGTAGCCGTGCTTGTGCGCCTCCAGCTCCCACGTCTCGCAGCCCATGGGGCACTGGTAGCGGCACGAAGCAGTAGGCGGAGCTGTGCAGGTGACCTGCCCGACGATGCTGTCGCCGTCACGGTGGATCCAGGTGATCGTGTGGTCACTCACGGCTGCACCTCGTCGGCGCGGGCGTCCAGCCACCGCGTGATGCGGTCGGCATGCTCAGGGGTCTCGATGTAGCGCGGGGTCTGCGCGAGGGCGGCGTAGTGGTTCAGGACGTCCGCGACGATCTGCGGGTAGACCGCGACGAGGAGCGGCAGCATCTGCTCCTTGAAGTCGTGCTGCTGGATCGGCGTGAGCTCGTCGTAGGGGCGGACGAAGTTGTACTCCGCCCGCTGCGGGCCCATGGAGATGATCTGGTGGTCGCGCCAGGTGCGGGCCAGAGCAGCGCACGCCTCGCCGGTCGGGATGGGCTTGTCGGTCATCGGTCTCTCCAGTCGTCGGCCAGGGGTTCCTCACCCAGCGGGATCTCGGTGTCGGTGGGGTGGGGCGGGGGAGGTGTCACAGGAGCTCCTCCTGCTCCCAGTCCTGCTCCGCGAGGGGCTTGAGGTTGCGGGAGATGGCCGGCTC